AGATAAAATAAATAACTCAACAGTATCTTTAGATTATACTACTTTAACTTCAACAGTCTTAACTAGTTCTCAAAATCAATTAAGAAGTTTATTTGAAGAAAAAGGACTTGATATAAATGTAGACTATACAAATTTTAATGATTTTATTCATTTTAGTTCTGCTCAAACACGTTTAGAAAACTTTTATTATAAAATGAGTTTATTGGAAGATTATTCTTCCTCTATTGCACTTTTAAATAATACTACAAATAATAATCCAAGTGCTAGTTTAGCAATTTATGAAGCTCAAATAAGTAACATCATAACTAATTTTGATGATTATGAATATTACTTATATTATACAAGTGGTTCATATGCTTGGCCAAAAACAACTTCTCAACCTCCTTATCAATTAGCTACAACAGGTAGCGTTGCTGTAGATACCTGGTATGATAATATTATTTTGTCTGCCTCTAATTTTGATAACTTAAACCAAAATAATCTCTATTACTCAATCCCAGAATACTTAAGAGATGACCCAAATAATCAACAATATCAATTATTTGTTGAAATGGTAGGTCAATTTTATGATAATATTTGGGTTTATTATAAAGACGTTACTCAAAAATATAATGCAGATAATCGTTTAGAATATGGTATTTCAAAGGATATAGTTGCTGATGCTATTCGTGATTTTGGAATTAAATTATATCAAAATAATTTTTCAAACGATAATTTATATACAGCATTTTTAGGTTTAACCCCTCAAGGTGGTTTATTTCCCTTTCCAAACATTACAGGTTCACTTCCAACCCCTAGTGGGTTTGAATATATTGATACTTTAATATCTGCCTCTAACGATTATATACCGTTAGACGACGTAAATAAGTCGTTATATAAACGAATTTATCACAATTTACCATACCTATTGAAGGCAAAAGGCACATTACCTGCTTTGCGCACTCTTATCACTTCATATGGTATTCCTGATACTGTATTAAGAATTAATGAATTTGGAGGTAAAGATAAATCAAATACAAACGATTGGGATGATTGGCAAAATGTATTTAATTATGCCTATGATACTCAAGGAACAAATTATGTATCTTCTTCTTGGATAGCTAATCCAACTTGGAATTCTTCAAATAATATCCCTGGAACAGTACAATTTAGATTCAAAACCCAAGGCATTCCTACAGATGCAGGATATTATTCTCAAAGTTTATGGACAACTGATCAGGGAGTAGTTCTCCGTTTAAGGTATACAGGCTCAGGATATACAAGTGG